TGGGCCCACTTATATTTGCCGAGGCATTCATTTTTATAATGCCAAATGCGTTTAAATATCTCGCAAAGAAGTCTTCGAAGCGACAAGCAAAGCGCAAGAGTTATTACAAAGGGAAACGCAAGGCTGTCAAGATCAATTCGTACCAACGGAATCGATGGAGAAAAGGATCGCCGTACCTGTCTAGAAAAGCTACTTACATGCTTAAAGACAAGCTTAAAGTGTCTAAACATTTGTTGAATTATATAGCTAATTTTATTAAATAAAATCGGTTAAAATATAACGGAAGCCGCGGCGCTGCAGAATGGACAGCGTTCGGTCGGGTGAGGTTTGGGCTCAATTTCGCCAGGACCTCCTCCGTCGGCCAGACCTCGCTTCGCTCGGGGCGAAATTAGTCGCCCAAACACCCTCACCTCACAGTTCGTGTAGCTATTAATAGACTTAAAAAACTCGTGGTGGGCACAAAATGCGTGGCTATAATTAATTTCCGGTGGTGGGCACCCTCTATTAATAGATTTTTTCCGTTACTTTTTTTATCTCACGCTTCGCGGATATCTCAGATCATTAAACTAAGTTTATGCCTAGAGTAAGAGCTAAAAGATGGTGTTTTACGTTAAACAATCCAACCGATCAGGAAAAAGATTTTATGGCCCGCCTCCAACTGGGAGAGCTGCCGACAGCGAGCAATATGAAATTGACGTACCTGTGTTTTGGGAGGGAAGCAGTGTCAACTCCCCATCTTCAGGGTTATCTGGAATTGGAGAAGAAATCTTCCCTGAGTTCCATGAAAACTTTCCTGACTCGCGCTCATTGGGAGAAAGCCAAAGGATCTCCCAAAGAGGCAGCGGATTACTGCAAGAAGGATGGGGACTACGAGGAGGTAGGAAAACTATCCGTTGGTCAAGGGTACCGGACAGACCTCCTCAACGTCAAGGAGGTCTTAGACGGAGGAGCAACGGTAGCCGAACTTGCTGATTCGCATTTCCGGCTCTGGGTCCAGTACAGGAGGAGCTTCAAAGCTTACGTGGATCTGAAAGCTACTCCTCGACGCTGGAAAACTGTGGTGGTAGTTTTATGGGGAGACACTGGTACTGGGAAGACGAGATTTTGCCACGATCAAACCGGGGACCGTTCGATGTGGACTTCTGGGGATTATAAGTGGTTTGATGGTTACGATGGACAAGAAGTTGTTCTTTGGGATGATTACAGAGGTGAATATCCCATTCAACAATTCTTGAAACTAACTGATCGTTATCCAATGAACGTACCAATCAAAGGTGGTTTCACAAATTGGAAACCAAAGAAGATCTACATTACAAGTAATTGTTGCCCTTCAACTTGGTACAAAGACGTAGGCTCTAGAACGCATGAAGCATTTATGAGACGTCTAGACGTTATAAATTTTATTAATAAACCAATTTATTAATCATCATCAGCTTTAACATCGGTTTCCATATCATGATTGAGCTTAGCAACAGAGCGTGAAGCAGTTCCTAGAGCTTGAGAATAAAAGTCATACTTCAATTGCTTAGAAGCATTGAAAAACCTGAAAGTACTTGTCTTAAGCCTAACCAAGTCAAGCTTAGTTGCCGTGTACCCACAGTTTAATGACGTTTCAGCATCATGTCCGATGTCACCAACCACTCTCATGATGAGAGCACTTGTTTTCCCCTTTAGATAAACCAAAGGCTCAGCTCCGACAGCAAGATCAGATATCTTCTTCTTGTCGAAATAACCACTACAAGAATGGCTTATAGTGGTTTGCTCACCAGGATGCAAAGTTACACTTCGTTTCCCAGTGATCTTCCAATTCTCCAGAAACACGTGACTATGTTCTGGATAATACATAATCGAATTTTCAAACCCAGCATCGGCATTGAAACGATTATCAATCCCTTGAATAATATTAGTCAAGGGATCGTCTTCAGCAACACTATTATTTTTNGCAATACAATCAAAAAAATATANTATTGACAGTATATGNCATAATTATTCTTCATATGCAAAACCTGTCTGATCTTAAACTGCAAAATAGGAGAAAATGCAGCCATAGATGCGGCAGTATAATCAACATGTTCGATGTCATTACTGCCACCAATCTTTTTAAATTCATCATCCATTAAATTCAAAAGATCACTATTCCTACCAATATAGGAAACAGTGTATGTTGCAGCATTGGTATTTCCTGTTAAAATAACATTCTCTACCTGCCTACGAGTTTGCCAAATACCGGGATCGGACAATTTGTCAAATCTTTTCCTCTTCTTAAAAGAAGTAGGAACGAACGTCCTCATTTGAGTCTGAGTCTTCATGAGATCGTTTTGAGCAGCGATTGTACGTAAAGCCGCTAACTCATTCTTAGTATGAGATCGTGTCTTTACCATTGATTTTCTTTTATGATCTGGGCCTGAAGTTAACTTGTTAACTCCCGCGGCAAAAGCCCCAGCTCCAACCTGAGTTCGAACAGTTTGCCTAGCAAACGGATGAACGAACTCAGATGCTTCCATAGCAGCTTCCAAAACAGGTAAACCTAACTCAGCAGCTTCAAAGAAAACAATACCAGCCATTTAATAATGGGTGGGCTATAAGTGGGCTAGGTAATACTA